CATCGCCAGAGGTATAAGCATCTCTGGATATTCCAGTTAGGGCCTGAATTATTGATGGGATAGGCACGTTGAAATGGCTAGAGACTTGGCTGACATCAACCTCGCCGCTGTTGAGTAAGTCCGTTACCCTACTGACTGTCTCATCACTATAGGGCAGTGATGAAGATAAGCCTTCTAGGGCTGAGTTTTGCCCTGCTGACTGGGCTGCTGTTTGCTGGGTTGCTGTTTGCTGTGCTGCCTGAGCTTGATTAATTATGCCTTGCTGGGCTGCTTTAAAGTCAGAAGTAGTGCCACCACCAAAAACAGAAGCGGCCTGATCCGCAGGGAAGAAGGGCATAGAGGTATTTAAGTTTGCGACAGAATTATAGGCGGTATTATACGCGCCTACAGTTTCATTTAGCTTTCCTTGTTGCACTGGTAAATCTGCTCTTGCTTGTTCTAATTTAGAGCGAAGATCAGCTAGACGAGGCTCATAAGTACCCTTAGTAGATCCCTTTCCAAGACGGGAATTTTCATAGTGCTCTTGATTTCTTTGAATGTCTCTTTCTAGGCTATTTATTGTCCTTTGTGCGGCTGTTACGGCGCTTGTTGCGCGTTTCAATCCAGTAAGATTTCTCGTATAGGTAGTAATGTTTTTTACGTCATCATTGCTGAGATTACCATTTAGGTAATCACCAACAGCCTTCATCTCCATTAACTCCATGTCAGTGTTTGTAAGCGCACTATCTTGCCTATTGCTTAGGAGCCGAACAGTAGCCTGTCCTATTGGCATACCTGAGCCCAGCGACAACTCCATCGCATCACCCATAAAGTTTGTAATAGTGCCGCCGGATGGCAATAACCAAGACAAACCTATTTGAAAACTATTACCATATCGGCCTCCAGCTTCAGACTCACTTCCATAAACATCATAATAGACCTCTCTGACGTGGTTAGGCCAATTATACATTCCTTGCCGACCGCCTTTTTTAACAGCCAAATTAATTAATTCTGCAAAATCCATTAGCCTACGCTCCCTGAATTTAAGGCATCTCTGACATGATTTGCGCTAAAACTAGCCCCTTGCCGCTTGCTCGATGTCGTTAGTGGTCTTTCTTCCTGCTTACCGTAGTTATCCCAGTGCCACTTCGCGTAGCCTTCTACTGTTGTGAACTGCGGATCACCGCCCCGCAATAGAGCGAGTCGATTTGATATGTAATTGGCCTCAATGTCTGGATTAGCCGCAAGGTACTGGTGTGCGCTGGAGTCGGTCCAGCTCTCTTGTGCTGCTGTGTTTGTTGATGACCCATACTCGGGCATCTGAAACTTTGCGTACTCTACTGGCGCAGGATTAGTCAGGCCCGTTAGAGATGAGTAGTCAACAGGGACGTTCTGGGCGCTCAGTGCGCCGTAGTTGATAGGATCGCCAAGTATCGCGTTGCGCTGACCTTGTAGGCCCGCCATGATCGCCTGCTGGGCCATGTAGTCACCAGACTGCAATGTCTCAACTCTAGGCTGGAATGTCTGACCAGTAAGCCCCAAGTTTCTGTTTAGGGTTGACTGAGAGATGTCTTGAGCGTTCTGGTAGCCAGGAGTAAGGCTATCAACTGATCTCTGACCATACTTCAGGATCAGGCCCATATCCTCTTCGCGATTCTTCTCTAGCTGCTTCTGCTGCTTCTTCGATGACTTATAGTCATTGACCGATCCCGCCAGGCTTGATGCTCCACCCACTACCGCTGCCGCTGTAGCTATATATGACATTATTCTTGCTCCAGTAATTTATCTGGGCATTCGCCCTCAATTGTTTCATAGGTAGGAATAATGTATTCCTTCTCAACCATCTCCACGCTTGGCTCTTTATCCCAAGGCATACAATTAATCCAAACGGAATCCTCAATGGCGTAGATAGCCTTCTTCACCAACTCACCGGAGACAAGAGTATGCGGAGCCTCAAGCTCTACCCTTCCCTTGTCCGTAACTGCCACGACCTTACCTTTGGATAAGATGTTCACATTGGAATGTCTGTGGATCTTTCCGGTGATTACCACGCCCGCCGGTATGTGTAGCTCTCTAGTATACAGCCCATGAGAGAAGTAGTGGTTACACTCCAGTTCAGTAATATTGATGTTGCCAGGGCTTGCAAGGATAGCCTCTTCGAGCGATGCCATCTTCTCTCTGTGCTCTAGGTTTACAAGTTGGTTCATACTGCCACCCATCCCTGTTTGGTATCGCCGCCAATATTGGGCAGCATCTTCCTGTATTCGATTGTTCCAGATACCCCTGTTGAGTTGATATAGAGGCTGTACTGTCTAGCGTCTATGAATCCCTCTGGAGTACCAGCACCCACTATCGGAATGCTTAGGCTCGCGTCCTGAGTGAATAACCTGAATGATTGCGCCATTGTACCGTCTTCAAAGACTATTGGCTGCGCTACATTTAGTCGTGGGTTGCTCACTTATCTCCACCAACAATGTCAGCGGATAGCTGGATAATAACCGGCTTGACCGCATCAGTCAGTGTAAATCGGAATATCTCAAACCTTGCAGCCCTTCCGTTCCTGCGCCAGATGGCCCTGCGGCTATACTCGCCAATCTTGCCCAATCCTCTAGCAATGGACCCGCTCCAGGTCTTTCCGTCTACACTGCGCTCTAAGACTATCTGCGGATCTTCTACGTCTGTATTGCCTACGCCTGACTCTACCGTTAGCTCTAGGCTGGGGAAGAATACAGACTTCATGTTGTTCTGGAAGGGCTGTGTTGCTATAACCCGAGTGATTGTGTTCCCGTATTCGGTATAGACATCAGAGTCCATCTCACCAATCCTGCCGTCAACAATGTCGCCGCACAGTATTCTGTTATAAGCCTTGACGATAGAGGCCACCCTGAAGGCTCCTATGGCCCCAGAGATGGAAGACTTACGCTCGTGCCACTTCTGCGATATCGTGTCGTAGACAAGTGTCGCAGAGGGCAGGGCGAAGCCTATGAAGTATGCGCCCTTGTTTGCGTATGCCCATGAGTAGATAGAGGATACTTGGTCCTGCGTTAGGGCACTCAAGAGGGAGTCTATGGCGGTAGTTGAAACCTTGACCGTACTGTTGCCGTTTAAGGCCCAGATTGCAGGAGACTCGTTATTGCCACCACCGACCCACATGAAAGTGTCTTGTGCATTAACCAACGAGTAAGGCGAAAAACAGCCCTTCTGAAGGAATAGTCCTGTTCTCTGAAAGGGGAAGTCTGCCCCACCGATGTTCTGGAAAGCCTCAAATGTTTCGCCGCCTGATATGAATAGTTGATTCTTAAATACTACCGGGGCAACGATGTCATCAGGGTCTGATTCAGCGGTTCCAAAGTCTAGTGCGTTGTAGGCTAGACCGTTATTGATCGCGCTAACAATGAACTTCTTAGTATCGGTTGTGATTAGGAAGTAGCCGTCAATGAAGACGACAAACTGTGGTGCTCCGTTGGCTACAAAGTCAACGTCTGTAATCTCTGCAAAGGCATCAGTTACATGGTTGTAGATGTATCCCTTGCCGCCTGGCACTAGGACCATTAGCTGTGTGCCGTTGTCGGCCATTGACACCCTAGTGGTTCCAGCTATTGTGCCGATGGTAGTCAGGACAAAAGTGTCACTCATTCTGTAGAGTGTTGTCCCGTTCACAAAGTACGGCTTTCCCGCCATCTCATGTGCGCCACGGTTGATCTCATCAAGTATGCCGCTAGTGGCCCTCTCTACAATGCCCTCAGTACCAAACAGAGTCTCCTGAGAGAGTCCTATGCCCTGCACGACATTCGGATACCAGTTGGTACACTCCTGCGCCGATATGGGCAGGGAGTCCGATACATAAAAGCCGTTGGCTATTGGTAGGACGGTTGCTGGCATTAAGCGACACCGAACAGTGCGTCAGTTACCAAGACATCAATTGTATCCGTGTCATTAGCAACGAACAGCTCAAGGTAGTCATCAGTAGCCAGTGAGATGTTATAGAACAGGCTCATGTTTCCAGTCTCTGCCGTGCTCACTGTGCGAGTTATCCTAGCAGCAGCAACCGCTGTCCCGTTCTTTGCTAGATAGACAGAGATTGATTTATTACTTCCAGAGACGGGCTTTAGAGTGACCGATGCCTGTACGCCTACTACAGCAGTTGGAGTGCCTGAATAGGTCAGCCTGCCGCCAGTTGTAGCAACAAAGCTAGATACTAGCCCAGTGACCCAAGTGCCAGCAGCAAGGACAGAGGTTCCGGCGACAGATATGGTAGTAGCCGTAGAGTTACCGTGCATAGTTGACTGCGCGTAGATGGCATTAGCAACAGAGGATATCTCAATACCAGTAGTGCCTGAGACAGCAAGGGCAATACCGCTACCAGCTACAAGGCTGGCAACAATTGGTGAGGTTGCTGTGGTACTAAGTAGCACAGGAGTACCCACCGCACTGGCCGTGAAGTTATGCTTTATCTCTACGCCGTTGGATGCTGATACGTTAGCAAGTATCCCTGAGCCGCTCTCAATGTTGCGTATATTGTTGATGGTCCCATCTACGTCAAGTATTGGAGATCCAGTGACAGCGCCCTCTTGGACGATGGTCCCAGTGACACCAAGACCGCTAAGGAAGTCTGTATAGGCTATTCGGTAGTTGTACCCATTCACTACATAATCAAGGTATCCACCGGCCTCTACCGTTGTCTTTCCTACGAACTCGCTCTTCTTTCTGCCCTGTGCTCGCTTGGTTGTCATACTGTAGATGTCTCCAGTCCTATTGCGCCGGTAGTTTCGGCAAGTATCTCGTCCTCTTCATCACTAAAGAAGTGACCGACCAAACGAAAGCCTTGGCCTTCATTGCCAGATCCAATAGGTAGAATTGATGGGAAGCGACTAATGCCCATTGTCTGGCCGATGGTTCTCATTGTATGAAGACCCTCACGCGCAGCAACAACAAGGCCGTTGGATACCACGCCACCGTAGTCAGGGGATACCTCTATAGCCATGTTGGCAATGATTCCGCGTAGTGCTCCCGCAGGAACTGTAACCGTGTCACCGAGGTCAGTGACCTCTGTATAGCCTAGCTGTACGCCTTGAGCGTCCAACTGGGTCATGTAATTGTTTAGTGCGAAGATGTAGTCCTGGTATTCAGCAGGCTCGAGTGGAGACTCTGCCGCCTGGACAAGAATTCGTTGAAGTGATGCTTTTGCTATTTGCGCTACTGTTGCCATGCTAACCCCTAAATTAAAGAAAGGGGGCCGAAGCCCCCTATTCAGTCAGAGGAGCCTAGACTCCGTAGCCCTGTCCCGCGAATAGCGGATTGAAGCAAGCGTACGCTGGGAGACAGTCAAAACGAATCTTTTGAGTGTTAGCATCGCCGTCCGAGTATTTAGATACGCGGATAGACATACCATCGCTAGTAGTAGCAATAGTGTCTGTAGAGTACAACTTAGGTAGCTTAACTGTGCCAAGACCAAATGCCTGCTTAGAGTAGAACATATTGGGTTGGTAGACAGTTGATGCAGCACCAAGGATCGTAACAACAGCGCCAGTGGCCGGAGCCGCGTCAACATTGTTGTACTGACCATTTGCCTCGTAGATGGCAGCGCCTGAGACTACAACAGTTGCAGCGTTAGCGGCAATCGTTACGTCAGCAGTCACAGTACCAGTCCACAGAACAGAAGCGCCAGTAGAGTCAAGGATAGGCTCGCGGGTTGACACATTGAGGCGATTAACGCCTGCAATAGTAACCTGATCACCGGCCTTGATTGTTCCAGTACCCAAACCAGCAAGTACCAGAGTCTGCTGCATAGTATCTTTAGCGGCGACATAAGTCGCGTTAGGTGCGCCGTTCAAAGTGCCCGCACGGTCAGTAGTAGAACCTGACGTGTAGCTACTTAGAGCGTTAGAAGTCAAGGCTCGCATTCCACCGAAGTTGGAAGCAATCTGTGCCTTTTCCCATGCTGTGCGTACAATACCGTCAGCCGCATTCAGACCAGACTGAGCCGAGGCCAGTGCAGTGGTGCTGAAGGGGTTCATTAGGTAGCAGCAGTCGTCTGACATAGGTACGCCTACACTTGAAAGC